CAGCATTGACCGGAGGAATCTTATCAACGTTATCTTTCTGAATGTTATAACCAACACCAGAGCCCAGCATCAGCAAATCCATCGCCCACGTAAAAGGCTCTACAGGCTTGTCCACCACAGTGAATGCACAGTTCTGAAGGCTGCTTAGTCCCAGAGTACTCACAGTCTTAGTACCAAGCTGCCACAGGAACCGACCAGCAACAGTGCCTTTCAGATCAAGCATATAAGACCGTAGACGATCTTGCTCCTCATCCGTGAACCCCACGCCAAGTTGATCGTTTGCTGCACATACAACTCGATCCACCGTCTCAAAGAACTCCTCCGTAGGGCTGTCAATGTTGTCCTCGTCCAGGCGGCGGGAGTAAGTTCGCTTGTAGGTGATGTAGCCGATACTGGACCAGGGAGTTTCAATAGTATTCGTCATCAATTAGTTCTTTCTTTAGTTTGTCTTGTTTTTCTTCAATCAGATACTCAAAAGCCTCGACGATTTCTTCGCTGGTTACGCCTAGGATATCCAGTAGCTCAACTTCGTCAAGCCTTTTGAGCTTCTCTTTCAGTTCTTCGATGGTGATTTCATGCATCATGTTCCATCGCTTCAATCATTTTATCCAAATACCATTGGCACTTCTTGAGGTCTTCTACGCCATTCTTATCCATGAAGCGCATGATGTACTGCATTGCTTGAACGTAGTCAGCGTAGAACATACCGCCGGTAGACACAGAATAGTCTTTCTCAATCTTTTCTACAAGACGTTGAATGACATCGCGGACTTCAACACCATACTCTGGGAACAGCATGTAGTGCTTAGGCTTTGTCACTGGATTAAACACATCAACTTCAATCACCGAACTTCCTTTCAAGATATTCAATACTGAGGAACATTTCATCAAAATGTCCATCCTGTACTTCATGCATCATAAGAATACCACGCCAGTGCTTGTTAGACAATTGATCCATGTAGTCTTCATCATGAAGATAAAAGCTCCCGGCAATGATACCACAGATCGACTGTCCGTCTGCGCGCTTTCCATAGGCTACCTGCTTACCCTGCTGATGCCCCGCAACACAACTCATGTGCAGCTTGTTAATTAGAACTGATGCAGATGACGCAGGACGACCCATAGCACCAACAGGCCAATAGTGACAGAAACCAACACCGTTAATGAATACAGGATTAAGGAAGTCAAACACTTCCCAATCTTTCTCATACTCCAAATCCTTCGTGCTGATGAGTCCTTCCAGCATCGGGTTGTTGTTTACTGCTCGGTTGATTCTATTTTCATGATTACCAAGCAGCATAATCATCCGAGGCTTGTACTGCTTCTCTTTGTTCTTCTTCAGCCTCTGTTGCTCATCTTTCAGAGGCTTTAGAAGCAACTGCATTGCATCCTTAGCAGCTTGAATGTCAGTGGTGTATCGTTTACCCTCAAAATACTTGGAACCTGCTTTGTCGTGTGTGGACAGGCTAGGCATATCAGCAAAGTCGCCCAGATTAACAACTACATCCGGTTTGTACTCTACGATAGCCCTGCCTGCCCAGGTAAGGTGCTCGGCCGGAACACCCTCCTTTACTTGACAATCAGGAATGACAAGAATCTTCAAAGGATTCTTAGTCTCGATCTTCATTGACCAGTGCCAGGGATGTCTTCAGGGAAGTCGTGGATAGGGCCGTTCCAGTCTTCAATGAATGGGCTGTATTTAATACTGATCTTATCCCGTACACCCGTATACCCAGCACCTTCAAGGAAGGTTACAAAGTCATCCAGGATACGGGCCCAAGTGGTATCCCAGTGGTACACACGGTCTACCGTATAGGCGGTGTTCGCGCAATCCGTCAATGCCAAAGAGAATTCAAGAGTGTCTTTTTCAACGGTCATCGCCATTACCTCCAAGAGTTCCATTAAGTTTACGTGCTGCAAGTTTGTCCAGATTCTTCTGTGCAATATCTTCCAGCTTAAATTCCATCACGTGACACAGTCCTGCAAGCTGCCAAAGTACATCACCCATCTCTTTAGCCACTGCTTCACGAGAGTAGAAGCCATCACGAAGATACTTGGCAAAGAGGCTACTCACCTCCCCAACCTCTGCTTGCAGGTTGTAAACCATGTAGTTGATGTTGTTTGCTGAAGGCAACAAAGTCTCCATTGCCTTCTCTTGATAGTCGTTTAGATTCATGTTATTCGTTGTTACTATACTCAGACACAGAAAAATAAAGACGCAGATACGTCTTCTCGTCTCCTGGGTATCGGCTCATCTCTGCTACAAGACCTCCTGTGCCAATACTGCAACTGTATCCGGACTCATAAGCTACCCGCTTGAGCAGTTCTCGTGCTTTGGTACGGAGATGCCCCACGAGAGGAACACTCCCAATATCTGACCACTTCCAATCCAATGCCTTCATGGCAAGATACACACGCTCAAAGTCAAAGAAGTCCAGAATCTCATCAATATCGTCTTGAATGTTCTGACGCATCATACCTCCACAGAAGGAAGAACTTGTTTAAGAATAGTACGGCATTTATCAGCAACTTCTCGGTGTTCTTTCTGAGTAGCCTCATCGCAGCGTACTTCACAATAATGCATCCAGCTACGTAGCGTACCACTCATGTACATGCTGCTCATCGTCAAACCTTCAGGAAGAACCTTACGAGCAACTTCCTTAGCAATACCGTTGTTCAGGGCATTACGATAAGCATTCTTAGCGGCAATCAAAGCAAACTGCTGTTGTTCAAGCCAATACTGCTGTAATTCACGATCTTCCACCTCAATACTGTTCTGTCGGTTCTTATTGTCCTGCAACCGTGCTTCAGAGTATTCCCAGTTAGTAGCTTCAGCATATCGCTGAGAGAACTCCTGGAAGGAGAAGCTACGGTGTCGAAGAATCTGACGTGCAATGTCCCGAGTGGTTGTAATCTCCACACACATGGAAGCCATTTCAAAGACACTCCAATGGCCATGGTCTTTGCAGTACTTCAGCAGCTTAGACGCAGTAGCATGGTTGTCTTGGTTGGACGGGTTACTCACCCGAGCACAGTAAGCAATAGTTTTCTCAGCGTCTGGAGTAGCCCAGATAAGTCGTACATTACTCATCAGTGTCTTTATCCTTATCGTCACAGGCATCAATGTAATCTTCAAGCAACGAGATCATTCCTCGTTCAATCAGCATTCGAGTGGTCTCTGGGTCAGTCTCTAGGAGACAAGTAGCAGAACCATCATCATTCTCTTTAAGGTAGGTTAGTTTTAGAGTCATGGTGTCGGAAGTGTTTGAAGAAATAATCAGCATCCACGATAACTAGAGGCTTGCTATGGTTCTGTTTAATGACAACCACTGGCTCATGAGACCCATGGCCAGCAGCCTGCACGTAATCGTTATAGATCGCTACTTTATTTCTGCTCTTACATTCAATCTGGAATGGATAGATACGCCGAGCAGCAGGAGACAACTTAACATCTTCACCTCCTGCGCCCATAGACGTACTAACCACATCCCCTTGTTCGAGCTCAGGAGCATACTCCATCAGCTTCTTGGCTGTCCACTGCTGTAGCAGCCTGCCTTTATTCTTCGCGCTGCTCGGTTTCATTGATAGTTGGTTCCCATAACTGTCCTTCATAACGCTGTAGCCACAGAAGCTGCCCTTGTTCCCTGAAGTACTCAAGACTCAGGTTCTTTGACTTGTAGACCTCCCAAGCAGCCTGTTCCATATCTTCGTATGTCTTACAGTCTTTCAAAGCCTTCTCAGCCTTCTTAGGACCGATCCCAGAAACACCAGGAATAGCATCTACACGATCACCAGTGAGTACCTGTGTCCAGAAGCTCAGATTGGCTGCATACTCATCAACATAGTACCGTTCCTGCTTCGTTGGATTGTAGTGCCACCCCACAAGCTGATTTAGGTCTTTATCTACATGCACAATCCAGTATTTATCTGGGTCTTTAGCAAGCTCAATAGCCACCGCATCGTCAGCTTCAATGTTGTCTACAGTCACTGCACCAAGTCTACGAAGATGATCCTTCAAAGCATCCAAGTGCTTCGGCTTCTTCATGTCAACTCGGTTGCCTTTGTAAGGAACAGTCTTTGCTATTTCATATCGAAAGTTAGTCTTTCCTGTAGTGTATGCAACGTAGTCGTCACACTCTAGGTCAATGTAGACAATATCAGTTAGCTTCTCAGTCAGCCGATTTCTAGCCCACTGTTCTTCGTCATCCTCAGATGCAAAGCC